GAGAAGGGGAGGAGAATGGACCCCATCCAAAACACAGCGTCACCAACAGCTACAGCACTATTAAAACTTCTTACTGTCGTGCCACTCGCTAATTGTGTAATTCCAAAAGTAAAAGGAGGACCAATAAACTGCATGCTGTGAACAGAGGTATCTGTAATTACAACCATTTCTCTTCTAGTTTTTACTGCTGTAACAATTTCAGAACCAGTACCTATCCTTAAATCTCCTGCAGTATTTGTCGTATCTGCCGTCCATAAAAAAGGGTTTTCTTGACTACTGAATCGTATCAGCAATCTATCCTGCACACTAGATCCTTGTGGAGAAGCACCAAAACAAATTACATGACGGTCACGTTCAGACACAATAACTTTACGAGATCTTAAAGGAGCTGAATCTGATAACTCCAATAAAGTTTTTGCTCGTGTGTTTAAACCTAAAGATTTATCCCAATAAAATAAAAACCCATCACGTTCATTGAATATAAGGTCTTCCCCAAAATTATCTTGTGACCATAATCGTAAAGATCCACCACCAGCAGTTTCAGTAGAGGCAGAACCCCAACCATCTGCACCCCATGTTCCAGCACCCCAACCATCACCTGGAACAACAGTGTTGATGCCAATATTAATTTGATACTCTGCATTAGCAGTGCCTGACGCGGATAAAGTAGTAGGAGCGTTTTCTGATAGATTAATTGTATAAGTATTACTCGTTACTGTTAAAATTTCATGTTCTGCATCTAATAAAGTATTTAAAGAACTATTGCCAGTATTTGAGGAACTAAATGTAACAAAATCACCAACAAGAGCTCCATGCCCAGAATCATTCACTGTTACGCTCGGACTTGCAGTTGAACTTATTGTAAAAGTAATAGCCATTATGTTTCATCCACAAAATCAGTCACCGTTATACTTGTTGGTACTAACACTGTAACTTCACCAAGAGATGCTGTCATCGCTGGTATTGATTCATTTTGAGTAATTGTTCCAACTTCCCCAGTTCCACTCACACCAGATTCTAACACTACTGGAGCTAGTGTGTCATTTGATTGTGCATTTATTAGAGGAGGTGTTCCAAGACTTGTAGTTCCTACTACTCCAGTGACAGCAAAAGCTACTGTTTCTGTATTTAAACTCAATATAACTTCATCGCCAACAACTTTTCTCCTAATAGGAGTAATATCTATATAGGCTTCTGATTCCTCTATATAAAATTTAACCTCTGTTCCTATGCCTAAATATTTATTGCCTTCAAGATTAGCCCATGTGTGCAATGATCGTGACGTGCCTAAAAAAGTTGCAGTTGAATATTTTTCCCAACCACCAAGTTTTTCTGGATAACCAAAACGAAAACGAACTTTATCACAATCGTTCCAGCCACCTTTGTTTGAGTAAGATGTTGTCTCTTTATTAATTCCTGGTCTGAACTTTAAAGATGTAATAGGCATAAGCTATTTTATCATTATGTTTGATAATTGGCAAGCTGTTAGAAAATCAGAAGTTAAATACCCCATTCAGTCATTGCCTGATTAGCAATGGGTAAAAAATGACTTTTTTCTAAAACTTCCATATTTTTAGATATGACAGGATTTGGGTTTGGCATATTATGTCGCCATTCCATTCTAACTCCTGCTCCCCAATAATTAAAATTTATCGTAACTCTATGAGAAGAATTTGTGGGAGAGGAACTTGAATGTGGTGTAGATGGATCAAAAAGTAATAATCTGTTTTCAACTGATTGAACTTCATAGCCATCATCCATTGTTGTCGGTGCATCACAAGTTGTAAGATAAAACAAAGCTCCTTGATGTTTAAAGACACCATCTCTGTGTTTGGCATGATGATAGACTTTTTTACTACTACTTGGAAGATATAAATTAGCTTTAATTCTTTGAAAGCCTTCTATATGAAGTTTTGAAGTTATGAAAAAAAAGGGCTCTAAATCTACTCCTCGATGCCATTGCTCTCGTGCTGGACGATGAGAAAGAAATACTGTTTGAGCAAAATAACAATCATCATTTTTTTCATCATGGCTGTTTATTCTTCTACTAAATTGCCAAGGAAATCCACTTAAAAGATATTCTTTTAAAATTCCAAATTCATTTTGTGGCAAAAAATTATCATAAACGATGTAATACATTTCATACCTCTCCTATTTAAAGTTAGGTCCAACAACCCAACAAACTAAACTATATCTAGTGCCTTTTGTTACTGGCTTGACTCCGTGCTTCACATAAGACGGAAAGAAAATAGCAGTGCCTTGATCCATAGAATCTTCAACTACAAATTTTTCTTTATCGTCTGGAAATTCAAAAACACCTCCTTCGTAATAATTTGGTGGTGTAAGTTGAATTGATAAAGAAAGTTTTCTAACTGGATGATTATGTGGCACATGATCGTAATTACCATCCATGTGAGGTTTGTAAAAACCTTGATTTTTTTCATCGTATTGAGTTATTTGAAAAGGCTCTGGATCAAATAAATCAAAGTTATATACTTCATTGTTAATTTTTTTAATTAAATTTATTATTGGTTGGTATATATCGTAGTGCTTAACTGATCCTACTAACCAACTAACTTCACTTTTCCTAATGTTAGGTGTATTTCCTTCAAAAGTAGTTGCACTTTCAAAATCTTTTTTTGTTCTTTCAATAATTGTATTACACAAATCAGCCGAGATTGCTTTTTTTGCTATGACTATATTTCTTTTCATCTTGTGCCTTGACTAACTAAATGTGTTCTTGGTCTTTTATCAAATGCAAAGTCTTTGTGAGGTCCATTAGCATTTACATAATGTAAAAATACATGAGAACTATATTCCATAGGACAGGCATTTCTGTAATGTTCTTGTTCTATACCTTTATAAATTACACCTTGACCCAGTTTTAAGGCAAATGGTTTCTTATCAACAAAAATCTCCCAAGGAGTATTTGGCTCAGAGCAATCTAATAAAATAGTAGTGCTGTATTCACAAGATTCTCTATCAGTATGATTTTTTAAATCACTACCTTTTTTATAAGTTCTAAAATAAGAGTAAGTTGGAATTAATTTTTGTTGAGATAGTTGTTCCAAAGTCGGCTGTAAATGTAGTAATAAAGTTTCAAAAACGGGGTCTGAGTATATTGAAATATTTTTATCACCATCCTCTTTAGGATGCTTTTGATTTACTACTCTACTATGTAATCTTAGATAATATAAAAGGTGTTCTGGAAGAACAAATACAGAATTTTTCATATGCTACTTTCTATAACAGTTTTAGCATATTATTTTATTAACTCCAAGGAAAACTTGCAACAAAATCATCGCCAGTACCTGATCCTTTAGCAGTAGCTCCGCTTACTGCCTCTTCAAAAGCAATACCTGAATCTAAGTGATGCTTAACTTGAGCGATTGTATCAGCCGTCAATTTTGCCTCAACCCATGTTTGTACTTTTGATTCTGATAAAGAATTGTATGCAGTAAAACTTGACCAGTCAGAAGGATTACTTAAATCAATATCATAACCATGAACTGTATTAATACTTGAATCGGATCCACTTGTCGCTGTTAATCTGCCTTCTACTCTTTTGACAACATCGTTATAAGTTGTGCCATCAACAGTAATGTTTTTAGTGTATAATTTTGTTATTGTCCATGTGTATGTGTTTGCCATATTTACTCCTTATGATTGCACAGTCCCAGATACAGTTCCGTTGTTTGTAAAAGTTAATGATATTGGACCATCTTTTTCTACAGCTAATCCAGCCGCTCCTACGCTTCCAGCACTTCCACCAGCCGAACCATTCGTAGTAGAATTTGTTCCAGCTTGACCAGCTTGACCAGCGGATCCGGCTTGACCAAAGCCACCACCATCGCCACCATTACCTCCGTTACCACCATTACCAGCGTCTCCCGTTGATCCAGAAGCTCCAGAAGCTCCAGAATCACCTCCTGGCTGATTATTAAACCCTCTACCTAAACCTCCAGCGGCTCCTGCACCACCAGAGTGACCACTAACTTGATTTTGTGATTGTTGAGGGTAACTTACACTAATACGATAATAATTATAATAAAACTGAGGATTTTCTGGTAGGTTAGGAACATTAAGTGCGTAAGCTGGTCCTCTAGTATAAGTATAAATACCTTTGGTATATGAAGTTTGACTTGCACCTCCAGGACCTACGTAAGCACCTAAGTTACCAGTGATATTATTTCCACCAGGAGGAGCCGCACCATGCACTGAACCACCTAGAGGACCAAAACCTAAAAAAAGTGCATAATAAGGATTACCGATATAAGTCCATCTTGTATTATTACTTGGAGTGGTGATGATAGTTGGTCCTTGTTGTACTGTTGTTTGTTGTTGTTGCTCAAGATTGCCACCAAGACCACCTCCAGCTCCTCCAGCACCACCGCCACCACCAGCAAGAATACTTCCGTTATTGATAATAGTACAGTCGGTTTCTACTTTTATAGCATCTCCTCCAGCACTACCATCGCCACCATCGCCACCAGCACCACCAGATCCTGCTGATCCAGCCGATCCTCCCGCACCACCAGCACCCATGATAGTTCCATTGTTTGTAATAGTTATTGTACCAGCACCACCTGAATCTACTTCTAAAGCAAACTCTGATGTATTATTTGTTCCTAATGTTATAGCTGATGGAATGACAACATTTTTTGGATAATCTAAATCATAATCATCACCAAACAAAGCAGACACATCTTGGTCTGTACCAGATGCACCACTTAGCCCTGTTGTAGAATAAGTAAAAGTAAAACCTTTAGCTTGATCATAATAATCACTAACGTCTATTGCACCAGAAGTTGCAACACTTGCGGCGAGATTAACGGCTTGATTATCTCCTGCTTTTTTCTTAATATTTGTTCCACCTCGGTAAAGATCACCTAAACTAATTGCACTAGAACCTCCAACAAACTCAGTCCTAAGAGCAGAAAAAGATAAAGATTGTCCAGAACTTGGTATCGCCACTAATTAGCCTCCATTGTTAATTTGTTGTTTAAGTTGGGTAATTTCTTGTTTTAATTCTTTAACTGCTTCTATTAACACAGCCGTCATCTTAGCATAGTCAACTGATTTTGTGCCGATTTTATCTTCAGCAGTCAAAACGACTTCTGGTAAAATAGGCTCGACTTGTTGTGCGATTACACCTATTTGAGTCTTTGCATCTTTTACATCGTTCCTTTTATAAGTTACACCTTGTAGTTGCATAACTTTCTCAAGACCATTAGTGATAGGTTGTATTTCCTCTTTAAGCCTTTCATCAGAGAAAGCAGTTACATCGTTGTTAAAAGTCGCGGCTCCAGCGGAGGACATATCAATTGTCAAAGCTGTTATCTCACTTGTTGAGTCTTGTCCTTTTATAATAAAGTCTTTGTCATCAACATCTGTCGCTATAACAAAGTCACTAGAAGAGTTTATAAACTTTGCGATTGTAGTGCCACCATCTTTAAATATAACATCAGCACCATCTGCATCAAGTACAATATCACCAGCAGAATCAAAAGTCATATCACCAGAATTAGTTTTGACGGTGCTTACATTTACAGAGCCACCAGATAAATCTAAATCTACA